ATTATGAACTAAGACAACGACAAACACAGCTTGATGATATGAGAGCTAAAGCTAGAGAAGCTCAAGCTAAACAATATAGTGATTTTCTTGAAACACAGCGAGAGTTAGCAGCTACAAAAATACCAGAGTATAGCGATCCAAGTAAAGCAGATCAATTCAAAGTTAATATGCGTAACTCACTTAGAGGATATGGATTTAATGATGATGAGATAGGATCACTTGCAGACCATAGATTTCTATTGGTTGCAAAGGATGCCATGAGCTATCAATCTTTGAAAGATAAAAGACCTATCGTTCAAAAGAAAGTAGCTAATGCTCCAAAGGTTGTTAAGCCTGGTGTTGCGAAGTCATCAACAAGTTCTGGTAGAGAGCAAATAAGAAATAAAATTGGCAAGTTACGTAAGAGTGGTGACATCAAAGATGCATCATCTGCGATACTTGACATTATTAATCTTAAATCTCAACAAAGGAAATAACAATGGCACAACCAACTAACACGTTTGATACGTATGATTCAGTCGGTGAAAGAGAAGATCTTTCTGATGTAATCTACAGTATCTCACCAACAGATACGCCATTCATCAGCTCAGCAGCTAAAACAAAAGCTACAGCAGTTCTTCATGAATGGCAAACAGACGCCTTAGCAGCAGCAGCAACTAACAATGCTGTTATTGAAGGTGATGAAGCAACTTTAGATGCAGTTACTGCAACTTCTAGACTTTCTAACAGTTCTCAGATTATGGACAAAACAGTTGTAATCACAGGAACTCAGGAAGCTGTAGACAAAGCAGGTAGAGCATCTGAATTAGCATATCAAATTGCAAAAAAAGCAAAAGAACTAAAAAGAGACATGGAAGCAACTGTAACTGGCAACCAAGCTGAAGTTGCTGGTAATGCATCTACTGCAAGAAAATTTGGTTCTTTAGGTGCATGGATCGAAACTAATGATGATCTTGGTGCATCTGGTTCATCAGGAGGATCTGGTAATACAGCTAGAACTGATGGAACTCAAAGAGCTTTTACAGAAGCATCACTTAAAACTGTAATCAAATCAGTTTGGAATGAAGGTGGTGATCCTAGCATGATTATGGTAGGCCCATTCAACAAACAAAAATTATCAGGATTTACTGGTAATTCAACTAGATTTGATGCAGGTGCAGACGCTACATTATACACATCAGTTGATGTATATGCATCTGACTTTGGTCAGTTACAAGTAGTACCTAACAGATTCTCTAGAGATAGAGATGCGTATATCTTAGATATGAACTACTTTGCAATAGCGTTTTTAAGAGACTTCTCTATGCATGAACTTTCAAAAACTGGTGACTCTGAAAAAAGACAGCTTTTAGTAGAAGCTACTTTAGAGTCTAGAAATGAGAAAGCATCAGGCTTAGTCGCAGACTTAACAACATCATAATAATATAACTGTTTGGGGGAGTAACCTATAAATCTGCTCCCCCAGCAGATTCTAAACAATTGAAGATCTGAGATAAGGTTAAGATCGGAACAATTAAGGAATAAAATGAGAACATTAAACGATTATTTTATCTATGGCGAAATCGCCGATATATCAACAGCATCATCAACTTTTGTTGCAGTACCAGATGGTGGAAAAATTATTAAAATTATAACTTCATTACAGGGAGCAATCTCTGGTGCTAATGCAGCTATATCTTTTGAAATTGGTGGAACTGCTGTAACTGGTGGTGGAATAACTGTTGCACATTCAGGTTCAGCAGCTGGTACAGTTGATTCAGCAGAACCAACAGCAGCAAATCAAGTAGAAGAAGGTGGAACTATTGAAATGATTACAGATGGTGGTTCTACTGGAGCTAATAAACTTAACGTAACTTTTGTAATTAGAAGATAAGGAGTAGCATGTCACACATTGCGATGAGACCTGTTACTACACAAAAAGTTACTTCTTCAGGATCTTCAGCTCAATCATCAGCATTTGGTTCTAATGTAGAATATGTTAGAGTCATAGGAGACGCTGATTGTCATATTGAGTTTGGAGTAAATCCTACAGCAACTAATGCTAAGATATTTTTAGAATCTAAATCATATGAATATTTTAAAGTATCAGAAGGTGAAAAAGTTGCTGTCATAGGATCTGTAAATCTTTACGTAACTGAATTAACAGAGTAATGGGAAAAGTTCGATCTGTAGAATACGATGGTGGAATAAAGACTAAATATATCCAAGAGTCAGATGGTAAGCTAACTATTAACAATCAACAAAATGTTAATCCTTTGTTGAAAAGAAATAAACAGCTTTACAATCATGATGATGGATATTTGTCTAAAGCTAGAGAAATGAAAAGAGTAGCTAGTGTACCACCATTAGTACTACAGATCTGGGCAAAAGAATATAATGGTAGCAACAACTGGTTTGCATTACCAAAAGAAATACAAAGAAAAATTATGAGAACTAAACTTAATAGTAATGAGTTTAGATATTTTAGAACAGCAGAAGGCAGTTTATAATGGCATTATCAACATACACAGAATTAAAAGCATCTATAGCAAACTTCTTAAATAGATCAGATCTTACAGATGAGATACAAGATGATTTTATTAAATTAACAGAAGCTGACTTTAATGCTAAATTAAGAATTAGACAAATGGAACAGATTGATACTATCACAATAGATAGTGAAACAGAATCTGTACCAACAGGATTTATTTCTGTAAGATCATTTTATATATTACAATCTTCAACAAAATATCCATTAGAATATATTACACCACATAATTTATTTGAAATAAAAGGTGGTTCTCGTTCTGGTAGACCTAGAGCATATACAATAGAAAGTGATAATGGAGCAGAAACTTTTAGATTTGGTCCATCACCTGATACTGCGTATACAGGTTATTTATCATACTATAAGGCTATACCAACATTAAGTAGTACAAATACATCAAACTATATATTAGCAACTCACCCTGCTATATATTTATATGGATCTTTATATCATGCAGCTAACTTTCTTGGTGGAATAGATCAAACACAATTATCACAATGGTTACAAATGTATTCTACTGCATTAGAAAGATGTGAGAATAACGATAGACAAGATACATATGGAGGTGCACCTGTTACACAAAGAACAGATGTACAAACAGATTTATCATTTTATAGAGGTAGATAATGCAAGTACCATTTGGAGAATGGCTTCCTGATCAACCTGAACATTTAAAACAGGGAGCTAACGTAGCAACAAACGTATATCATACTATTAATAGTTACAAAAGATTTCCATCTTTGGTTAGCTATAGTTCCAATACTATGAATCAAGATTCTAGAGGAGCTGGTAGTTTTAGAGATAATACAAATACAGTTTTTAATTTTACTGCAAATAACAAAACTATTTTTAAATTAGAAAATGGAGCTTTTACAGAGATAGGAGCACAGAATAAATTAACTACTAGCTCTTTTGCTTCTTTTACAATTACAGTAACTGACTCAGCTAACATTTCTCCAGGAGCTACTATTACATTTAAGGATAATGCTGGTAACTCTACAACAATGACAGCTACAGCAACAAATCCAACTTCTAATGCAAATGAATTTAGTATAGCATCAGACAATGCATCTACAGCAGATAACATAGCTGTTGGAGCTGGTGGTGTTCTTGGTATTAATGGTTTATCTGGATTTTCAGCACCAAATCCATCAGGCAATGTAGTTACAGTAACAAGAGCAGTAGCTGGTGGAGATAATTTAACTGTAACTTCTTCTGATCCTACAAGATTAGCAGTAACAAACTTTACTGGTGGAACACCTTTAAGTGGAACTGATACAGATTACATTACATTTACACAGTTTGGAAACTATGTAATTGCAAGTAATGGAGTAGATCCAGCTCAATATTATGAGATGGGAACATCTACAAAATTTAAAAATTTAAGCACTATTGCTACAGCAGGAACTACACCAGTATTTAGAGTATCAGGTGTTGTCCGAGACTTTTTAGTTACAGGTAATCAACCTAGTAATAAAAATAGAATACAATGGTCAGGTATTAATGATCTTGCTACATGGTCAGGTAAACAATCAGACTTTCAGGATTTATCAGGATCAGGTGGTCAAATAGTTGCCATTACGTCAGGTGAGATTGGATATGTATTCAGACAAAACCAAATAATTCGTATGGACTATGTTGGTGGAGCAGTTGTATTTAGACTATCTGTAATATCTCCAAATAGAGGAGCTGTATATGGTAGAACAGTATGTCAAGATAATAGAAATGTATTCTTTTATTCTGATGATGGATTCTATCAATTAGCAGGTGATTCTATAACACCAATAGGTGCAGAAAAAATTAATAGATTTTTTGACTTAAATCTTAATAAAGCATACACAGATAGAATATGTGCAGCAGTAGATCCATTTAATCAACTTGCAATATGGTTGTACCCAAGCGTTAATAATACTTCAAACACAACTGGTATTTGTGATAGAATATTAATATACAACTATGCAACTAAGAAATGGTCATTAGGTGTTACAAATGCTAGTACAATTTTTTCACAGTTTGTAGGTGCATATACAGTAGAATTAATGGATATTATATCTCAAAATCTAGAAAATATTAATGCAGCTCTAGATACAGACTTTTGGAGTGGTGGTCAGTTATTCTTAGGAGCTATAGATAATAATTTTAAAGCAGCTATTTTTTCAGGAAATAATAATGAATGTGAAATGGAAACTTCTGAACTAGAACCTTTTCCTGGACAAAGAGCTAACATAACAGGTGTAAGACCAATAGTAGATGCAGTATCTACACTTACAGTAAAAACAAAAGAAAGAACAGCAGATACAGAAACAGCTTCATCATCAGTTACACAAAATGCAAGTGGTATGAATCCTGTTCGTAAATCTGGAAGATATATAAGAGCAAACGTAAAAGTTGCATCAGGAACTACATTTACACATGCACAAGGTGTAGATTTTGTTGCAGCAAAGGCAGGTAATAGATGAGTGAGAAAACAAATATAGATAACGTAAGATATTCATTTGAAACACAAGAGTTTTTTCAAAGACAACTTGAAGAAGCTGTGAATAGATTAATTAATAAAAATAATACAGAAAGCGATAAAGCTTTTGCTTGGTTTATGCATTAAGGAGAAATATGGCAGGGATAAAAGATTATAGTACAACAGCAGCAAATAATTCATCTGTAGGAGGTATTAGTATTGCTGAAGGTATGTTACCTTCAAATATTAATGATGCTTTTAGAGCTGTAGCAGCTGATACAAGAGAATGGTATAATGATGCCCAATGGGTAATCTATGGTGATGGAGATGGTGCACATACTTTTGCATATGCAAGTGGCACATCATTTACAGTAGCAGGAGTAGATGTTACAGGATTTTATCATGCAGGAAGAAGAATAAAAGCTGTAGGATCATCTACAGGAACAATCTTTGGAACAATTGCAAGTTCATCATTTTCTACAAACACAACAGTAAATGTTACTTTTGATTCAGGATCATTATCAAATGAAACTCTTGTAATCTATGTAGCAATACTATCTAAAACAAATAACTCTATACCAACAGATGTTATAGCTACTGCTAACATACAAGATTCTGCAATCAATAATGCAAAAATATCTAGCAGTGCAGCTATTGATGCAACTAAAATACATGATGGTACTATATCTAATACAGAGTTTGGTCATCTTAATAATGTATCATCTAATATTCAAACACAATTAGACAGCAAACTAACTGGAACAGGTGGAGCTGTATCTACTGTTGTAAGTTCAAACTTAACAGCTGATAGAGCAGTTATATCAAATGGTTCAGGTAAAATTGCTGCAAGTGATGTTACAAGTACTGAAATAGGATATCTAGATGGTGTTTCTTCAGCAATACAAACACAACTTGATGGTAAACAAGCAACTCTTACTGGATCAGGTTCAACTATTGCAAGTTCAAGTCTTACAGCAAACAGAGCTGTAATATCTAATGGATCACAAAAGATTGCAGTATCAGATGTAACTAGCACAGAACTTGGACATCTTGATGGAGTATCATCAAATGTACAAACACAAATAGATGCAAAAGCTAGTACAACATATGTAAATGATGCTGTTGCAGGACTTAGAACAAGAATTATAGCTGAAGTTGCTACTACAGCAAATGTAGATTTATCAGCAGATTTAGAAAATGGTGATACTATTGATGGAGTTACACTTGCTACTGGAGACAGAGTATTAGTAAAAGATCAATCAACTGGATCACAG